TCTGCCTCGGCTTGCCGACCCTCTTCCAATTTTTGCATAGTTTTTTTAAGGTCACTTATTGATGAAACTATTTCGTCTGCCATCTGACTGTCCTATTTCTTAGGTGGTGTTTTTTTAGACATTGCTTGTGCGCCAAAGAACGCGGCAACAATACCAGCAACAGCAATGAAGTAAACTCCTGCCATATCACCTAGTATCTTTGCAGCTGATTCAATACCAAATATAACTGATATAACAACACACGCTGGATACAACAACATGCCTGCAAGTGCAAACCATGCCATGTTGCGTTGTGCATCCCTCATTGCATCTGCATCTTCTAGTTCTTTGCGTTTGAACTCTAAGTACATCTGCTCTTCTTCTTTGGACACATTACCATCACCATTAGAGTCTGCTGGGTGATAATTATTTTTTTCTTCTTCTTCTGCCATAACTTTTCCTATTTCATTTTTCTATTTTCTTGTTCCTGTCTTTTCTTTTCCTCTTCCAAAAAATTCATCAACAGTCCTATGTATATCTCCCTTTCCCAAGGTATCATTTCTTCTAACTCTGTCAAACTCCAATTGTGATGTTGCATCATCCCAAAATTCATTTGATAATAATTTTCTAACGAGTCATGAGAAAGGGCTATTCGAAAAAACTTTGCAAACCCTCAATTGGGATTATACTTTTAACTTTTGTCTTGGGATTTTTAACCTCAAGATTATATGATAATTTAGGCATACTCGTAAAAAACTCACCAACAGCTTCGAAGTTTTTTGAAGACATGCTGTCAATAAAACCATCTAAATCTTTACTAGACATATCAACTCTTCGGTGTACTGTTTCACCATCATGAACTTCATGTATACATCTTTTTATCATTTCAAATAATGATTTTGTTTCTCCAAGTGCATTAAATCCTTTCATGTCACCAAGACAGGGATAACGCATTACGACACTAACATCATCTGTAAGAGAAATAACATTCGTGTGGTCTTTTTTCATTTGGACATTAACTTCTTCCAAAGGAATCGAAACATTTACTTTAGTTTCTTCGTCATCTGGACAGGTGACTCTTAACTCAGCTATCTCTCCGACAGATTTACTTCGTATTTTTAGAAACACATACTCAATGTCAAACATTGGCATCTTGTATGGGTCAACATCATCTGCAACACAATCATTTATAATTTGAGCAAATGTATTTTCCATCACCTTTTCATCTTCTGATTCTTGAGCAATCATCAATGCTTTTTGTTCTTTCACAAGAAACGGCCTATATTTTATTGTCGCTCCTGTTGATGGTAAACTTAATTCATAGTTTGCATTATTTAGTTTAGGTAAACCCATAATTTTAATCTCCGTTTATAATCTATTCAATATTTTTGGTATTGATCCTGTTATTTGTCTTTCAACTGATCCAAAAAATGTAGTCACTAGTCGATCAGTTAAACTTGGTGCTTGAGCATTAATATCAAGTTGTGTCCAATATCTAAAAGAAAAACTTACTGTGTTCTTTATGATTTCATTGTTTGCACCTTGATTTAAATCTGTTCCTTCAATTGTCTTTGGAAAACATTCCCAAAGTTTAACTCCAAATCTTCGATTGTCTTCTCTGTCTAATAGATACAAATCAATTTGAGCAATATAATCATTATAGTATCCTACGTTCCAAGTATCTTCACTAAATGCTAGTTTTTGCCATTCCTCAAAGAATCTTCTTTCAGTAAGATCAGAACTTGCTTGAAATGATACTGATATATCCTCTGCATAAGTTACTCCATTAACAATTGATCTTGTTGGGCCATATATGTTTGTATCATCAAGAGTGTTTAAGTTTCTGCCGGGCAATGCAATTCCTTCAACACGCAACGACACATCTCTTGAAGTAGTTGGGCCTTTATCCATACCAACCTTTTGAAGAAAAGTTGGAGTTGCAGAATTTTTCCCCATTGCTGTTGGAGGAATAATGATTGCTTCAAATCTATTGGGTACTGCGTAACCATTTTTAGAATGAAACCCAGACAATATATCATTAAGAGCTCCAAACGCGGCTGTTTCTATAAATTGTGCGAGTGTTCCTGCCATTAGATCATGCTCCTAGAATCTTTCCATACTTCAGCTGAAGATGCTTTCTTAAATCGTTGTACTGGTAACAGACAAGCAATTTTAAATTCATCTGCATCAACTCTACGGAATTGTGATTTTACTTGTGAGTAAAGATATTTATGCAAAGTCGGTTTAATTATTGGTAATTTTTTTAGTTTGCTGTAGTCTGCAATTATTCTAGTACTCGTTTCATCAAGGTCTTGACTATTTGCAAACGACATAATTCTGTCTAACAATTTTACTCTTAACGGTATTGGTAGATAATGAAAGTTAATACCAAGAAACCCATCTGAGTATCTTTCTATTGGAAGCACCAGTGGAAACGTATCATAGTAAGGTAATTCTTTTTTAAGTTTGGGATTATAGAAAAACATATTCAACTTACCATAGAACTGTTTTTTGTTTCTCTTACCATCTCGTATCAAATCCATTGCAACTGGTTTACCAAACTCTTTAATTTTATTACGATACCATTTAACGGAGCGGTCTGCTCCTTTTGTTTCATCTTTAACTGATTGTATAAAATTGCTAGTAGCCATGACTCTATTTATAACGAATGTTGAGATGATCTTCGGTTAATATCTTAAATTCCATATTATTATCTAAACACCACTCATTTGCGTATTTCCACTTTGCTTCATTTATTCCCCATGTTTTAACTTCGTTGAACCATCGTTTAGTTTTTCTCTTGGGTTGAGATGGTGGTGGTTTACATTGAGCTTTAGGTTTGACCTCTATAATGAACTTTTTGATACTTCCATCATGTTGTTTTGTTTTTATGTAAAAATCTGGGAAATATCTGTGAATCTTTTTATCCCAAGGTGATAAATAGGGTATAATGATTTCTTCACTACCCCACTCAATAATGGAATCACTGGAGTCACAATAGGCCATAAACCTACGTTCCCAAAGAGAACGATAAATAACTTTAGAATGATCCCCTTTATATTTTTTGGGGTTTTTTGGAATATAGCGACCTGAGTATGACATAACTTATAAATAGTATATATAAGGAAGAACTATGGCAATATTAGACGGATTAAAAAATGCGGTAGCTGCGAACACAGCCAGAGCAGCAAACAATGTCGCAGTCAATGGGTTGCGAAATATCGTAGGCGATGTATTTGGTGTAGACCTTAATCCAACCAACCCTGCAGCTCAATTAACCAATAGACCAACAAAATTTTCAACTAAAAGTCTTGCATATCCTGCTGATGTTGAAGGTGATGATATGCAAGGTCATTATATTATATTTGAAATTTTAACACAGAATAAAGCAAAAATAGTAAAAGAATCGGGTTCTGCAAAAGTTGATCAGACTGTAAGGACTGTGATCAGTGAAGTTGATCCCAATTCAGACGAAGGGAAAAAAGCAACAAAAGCAGCAAACGATGCTACGAATGACAAAATTAAGGCAGCAATGAATTCGGGAAAATTCTCATACGCAGGTGGCAAAAGTAATTCAATTCAACTTTCTCAGGGGGCAACAACCAAAATAGATACTCAAATTGCGCTATATATGCCCCCCTCAATATCTGTTAGTTACAACTCAAAATATGGCGAACAAGAAATTGGCGTATTAGCATCTGCTGGTGCTGGTATCATAGATGCATTTGCTGGTAAAAGTGGTGCAGATATGGGAACTGCAATAAGAAAATCATTAGATGAAGCAGGAAAGGGTACAGAAACGGCAGTAATGAAAATACTTGATACCGCAGCCCCAGGCGCTACTGCGTTACTTGCATTAGAAAAAGGTGCAGTTAGGACTCCAAAAATGGAACTGATGTTTGAGGGTATTGGACGAAGAGAGTTTTCATACGAGTTTACCTTTATACCAAAAAGTGAAAAAGAAGCTGATATGGTACAAAAAATTGTAAAAGAATTTAAATTTCACATGGCATCTGACTACAGAGATGGAACTTTTAGAGAAATGAACATACCAAGTTTTTTTAATATAAGATATATGTATAAGAGTGGGCCCAATCCATTTCTCAATAAAATATCTACATGTGCATTAGAAAACATGGAAGTAAGTTATGGCGCAGATAGGTTTGTTGCATATGAACGTGGTGTTCCCCAAACAACAAAAATTTCTTTAAAGTTTAAAGAAATGGAAATCATCACTAAAACACAAATTGAACAGGGATTTTAAAAAATGTATTTTGCACAATTTCCTTTAAATGTTTACGACTCTGTTGGTGATGAAAGTTATAAACTTGTAACACACCTATTAAAACGAGTTGCAATTCGTGCTAAGGTAAAAGTCAACACTTTGTTTTTCGATACCTATGATGTTAAAGAAGGCGAGACACCAGAGATGATTGCAGACAAGTTATATGATGACCCAGAACTGCATTGGATAGTTCTTATGGTTAATGATATTACTGACAGGTATCATCAATGGCCAATGAATCAAAATCAATTCCTTACTCATATTAATGACAAGTACACTAATATCAGTGGAGTACATCATTATGAAATAAATCAAACTTCGGGTGATACTACTGTCAAACTTAATATTGGAACAGACAATACAGATCACCCAACAGCAACTCTAATCACCAACTATGAATATGAACAGGAACGTCAAGATACAGTAAGAAAAATAAGACTTCTTAGTCCAGAATATGTTCCCGATTTTGTAGAAGAATTTAAATCAATTATGAAGGATAATGGATAGTGGCAGATGCATTACAGGGCGCTGGCGATTTTACTGTTGACGAATTATCTTTAATTACTACATCTGGACTTAGAGTTAATCTCATACCCAATGTTGTAAAATTGACAATATTTGAAGATATAAATCAAAGTTGCATAAGCGGCACAATAACAATACAAGATGCAATGAATCTATCTTCTCATGGCCCAATCATAGGTCAAGAATTTCTGTCTATGAAAGTCAGAACTTCCTCTGTTCAAGACAATGATGGAATCATAGATTTTACTGAAAATTTACTTGCAGTACATTCTCTGACCGCGAGAGAAAAAGTTGGTAATAATGTTCAGTTATATAACCTAAGCTTTGTCAGTATGGAGTTGGTTAGAAATCAAAGAATCAAAGTAAAAAAAAGTTTCACCTTGCCGTGGTCTGATATTGTTTTATCTATGTTAGTCAATCAATTAGAAACTAGAAAAAATATTTTTGTAGAAAAAACTGTTGGTGTTAAAAAATATATCGCACCAAACATAAGACCACTAGACGTTGTTAATACTGCTCGTGATCAAGCAATTGCAACATTCAAATCTTCTCCAACATACATGTTTTATGAAACTCTCAAGGGGTTTAATTTTAGAACCCTTGCAAGTTTGTATAATGAAGAACCCTTTATGGAATACACTACGTTTGAAAAGGGTGCGCTTGTTGGAAAAAATGGTGTGGTTGATCTTATTAAAGATTTAAACAATGTTCTAGGATACGAAGTCGTAGCAAACAATGACACACTGTTAAATTACAGAACTGGCATGTATGCTTCTGAGCTTATAAAACACGACATTCGCAATAAATCTATTTCAAGAAAAGTGTATAATTATCATGATAATTTTGAAAACGAAGACCACATTGTAAGTGGTGTTACAAAAGGCAAAACTGAATATCCCCTAGCAAGTTCTGTCGCGTTGAATCCAAGAGGTCAACGAGTATCAGACTTCCCAGCAAGAACATATGTTGTACCCACCTCTATGAATAATCGAAGTGATGGTCAACATGCAACCCCAGATAATACATATCCATATGAAGCGTATGGGGCAGAAAAATGGTTGCAGAGAAGAAATTCACAGATGACACAAATAAAATCTGGGCTTAGTGTTAATATATTGTGTCATGGCAACACTTATGTAAATGCTGGTCAGAAGGTAATACTTAATTTGCCATACACAGCTGCACTTGAAACCGCAGATAGAGAAACTAACGATAGATTTTATAAAGGCCCATTCCTAATAAAAAATATACGACACGATTTTGAATTTGATAAATCACCACAGAAACATACAATGATTATGTCATTAGTTAAAGATTCTATAGAAGAACCACTAGATTCCCCACCTGATAATTATGAACCGTTTGCACAAGGGGATGTTACAATTATCAAACAAAAGGAGGACTATGACGGCGTAGAAATAAAAACCGTACCGCCCGGCATTTTCGGGGGGATTACAAAATCAGACGAAACTTAACTCACTAACAGAATTAATAGAAACGAGGACAAATCAATGGCTCAAAAAACTAGAAATTTACTCAAAAAGAAAACATTCCTAAAACAAGAAAGAATCATATCTCCTATATCAGAAAATGATAAATATGTTATAGATAGAATGGTAAATTATAGAAAACAAGAGCAAACAGGAACACATAATGAAGACATACAACGAATTACAAGAGGGAGTTTACGATCCCAATATATTTAAAGCTTTTTTCCTAGCAGGTGGCCCTGGCAGCGGCAAATCATACGTTGTCAGGAAAACCACTGGTGGTACTGGACTCAAATCAGTTAATTCAGATGCTGCATTTGAGAAACTTCTTAAAGATGCAAATCTTTCTCTCAAGATGCCTGATGCTGAACTAGATGCCCGTACTCCAGTTCGTGACCGAGCAAAAGAAATTACCAAAAAACAACAAAAAAACTATGTTGAGGGTCGTTTAGGTCTTGTTATTGACGGCACAGGCAAAAACTATGATAAGATTGCAACACAATCTAATGATTTGCGTCAACTAGGATACGACACTCATATGATATATGTTAATACCTCACTAGATGTTGCATTAGAACGCAATGCAAAGCGATCTCGTAGTGTACCAGAATCTATTGTGATTAAGTCATGGAAAGAAGTACAAGCTAATATCGGTAAATTTAACAATCACTTTAAATCAGATATGATTATTGTGGACAATAATGACCCTGATGAAGATATAATTAAACAGGTGTACAAACGAATACAAGGTTTACTTCGCAGGAAAATTAAAAATACCAGAGCAAAAGCGTGGATTGAAAACGAATTAGCTCTAAAAAAGAGATAAAAACTGCATTTTTTTACTAAGTCCTTGTTTTTATGGAACATTTTTTTAGCGATTTGCCTTGACAAACCTTGTTCAACCTAGTATAATGGCTATATTATGATGAAAAAGGAGACTAGATGACCAGAACGGAACTAAAAGAAGTTGTAGAAGGCACCATTTGTGTGGTGTTATTGTTTGCGCTTGTAATTTTATCGTTGTGGACATTATGATATGATACCTATTAAGAAAAAATTCGACAATATTGATGACGGTATTGCAAATATGATTGCAGCTGCCAACTATGATTATAACAGCTTCATGCCCGAAAATAAAAAGATGTGTGATGAATTTGCAAATGGTTGGATTGTCAAAAAAGGCAAGAAATACATCAAAATTTTATCAGGCACCCAAGCTTGGGGTTTTATTGTCAATACTGATGATGACAAGTTGTTTAAGAAAGGTGATCTTTTGAAATGTGCTGGGTATGCAGCTCCTGCCCGAAACAAAGCAAGAGGTAACGTCCTTGAAGGTGGATTCGCAATCCGATGGACAGGGCCTGCTTATTTGAGATAAATTAGTATTATGTGTTGACAAATGATGAGAGGCTATGATATAATAGCTATATTAATAATAAGAAAAAGGTTAGAACATGAGCATTTCATTGGGTACAAAAATTATTGGTGATTTTGGTGCAGAAGTTGAGATAGCAGAAGGTGTGGTTGTTAAAGAAACACTTTCAACAACCCTTGAGAGGTCTGAGAAATTTTGTGAAGTCAAGTGGGATAATGGCACTCACACTTGGATTATGAAGAAATATATTAATAATGCCGTTGGTAAATTGACTCCAATTGGGTATTATACCGCAGAGGTGTATTACGCATGAACGAAATAATGGACAGACTATTAAGACACTATATGAACCAAGATGTTGCAGTATTTCATTGTGACGGAGAAGGAAACAGAGATATTGTTGCATATGTTTCAGTCAATAAAAACTTATCCACTACCAAAAAATTAGAAGAAGCATTTGTAAAAACAAATACTGTTAATAGTGCTTGGTGGAAAAATGAAGAAGTGACATCTATGTTTTCAGGCACTACTTGCCGTAGTACTAGTGTTGGTGATGTGGTTATGGTTGATGAAAAAAAGTTTGAATGTGAACCTGTAGGGTGGAAAGAAATATGAAAAAGTGGGATATATTAATGGTTGTACTTGTGTTAACTGTTGTATTTATTTCTAGTGTTCGTGCAGACCCCCTTAAAAATCCAATGCCTTGGCTTGTGCCTCAAATCTATAGTGCCACAGTTGGGCCAATTGGTGGTGGGTATACACCTACTGACTTTGCAGTTGCTAGAGGCGATATAAAATCAGTTCCAAAAATAAGAATCGTACAAGATGTACTGAAAAAGTCTGGTGTTGATACAACAAAAATTTTAAGATGGTTTAGATAAAGGTATAATATAATGATAAAAGCATTACTAATCGTGACAGCATTGTCGTCTGGTGGATTTGATTACAAAACTGAAATGCCGAGTATGGAATCGTGCATGGAAGCTAGAACATTAGTTGAAAAGCAAAACGCTGAAGTAAGTACTTTATGTGTTCCTTACAATGATGGACGAAGTGAAGACCCTGAGAAAGAGATACGAGGGGTGTTTAATCTATTCTTTGATTTGATAGATAGAGTAGAGAAAATTGAAAGAAAGGAATCGTGTGTTAAAGAACAATTATAAATAAAGATACATGGTAACACTAACAGCATTAGCAAAAGAATACTTAAAGAACGCAGCCAATGACGGCTTTGTTACACTTGGCATAAAGTCAGGTGGTTGTAATGGATTTGAATATGTGTGGGGAGTTGCAAACGAGGACAATCGTGAGCAACCATGCATAGAACCTGTTGAGGGATTCTTATTAATAGACCCTCAAGCAGAAATGTACCTTGTTGGAAGTCAAGTAGATTATATCACTGACTTAGCTGGTTCATTTCTCAAGGTTTCAAATCCATCTGCAACATCATCTTGTGGTTGTGGAGAAAGTTTTAATGTATGAATATAGATGCAAAATAGTTAAAGTAGTTGATGGAGATACTACTGATGTGGATATCGACCTTGGCTTCGGTGTCTGGATGAAGAAACAGAGGGTTCGTTTTTACGGTGTAGATACACCAGAAAGTCGTACCAGAGATTTAGAAGAAAAGAAGTACGGACTGATGGCAAAACAATTTGTGCTTGACCATCTGCCTATTGGCTCCACACAAACACTACGCACTCGAAAGGATGGGGTAGGAAAATACGGCAGAATTCTTGGAGAATTTGTTGTAGGTGATACAACTGTAAATCAGTTGTTGATTGATACACATAACGCAGTCGCTTACTTTGGACAAAGTAAAGAAGAAATAGAAGATGAACATATTGTGAACAGGAGCTTAGTGGAGAGTGATAAAAATACATGATGATTTCCTAGATGACGATCTGTATAATCGACTAGGAGACAATTCAATGCCATTTTCTGAAGTGCAATGGATTGGCAGATATGCTGAACCAGAAAATGCATTTCATGAATTTATAAAGAAACTATTCTTTCATGCATACCCAACTGTATGGGGACAAGATGAAATCATGGGTGCAACTGCATGGTGGAACATTAGACCCACTAATCCTAAACCACACAACGACAGAATATCATATTGTACAGTAGATGGTGTAGACTATACACCAAAAGACATTCCAAAACAAACATTCATATATTATTTAAGAGCTCCCGATAAAGGTGGACGCTTGGATATCTATACACAACCACCAATTACAGATGTTAAGATCGGTAAAGAGCAATTTTTTTCGTGGGCAGACCACCAGACAGATTCTATTGCACCCATTAACAATCGACTAATCTCATTTCCCTTTGATGTGATTCATCAAGTGCAAGCTTATGAAGGCAATCGGGTATCTATTGGTGCTATCTTTTGGAATGAGCTGCCTGCTAACTATGGCAAAACAGACCCCATGATTAATGCAAGGTATGAAAGACCTTGGGAAGTCAAATCGAACAAAGCAGGTACAAAAAAGCTTACTGATCAGTCCCTACTACAAGGAGAAAAGAACTAATGAACCATTTTTACAAAATAATCGCTATTATTGCAACATTAGTCCTTGCGGGCGCATTTGCTGTCGCAATTGATAAAAATGCCTTGACAAACCTTGTTCAGCCTAGTATAATGGTACTATAATTAGAAACTAGAGGAAAATCCTTGAATCAAGTGACCGCAATTGGTGGAACTAAAAAACAACGTGATTTGACAGAAAATGTCGTGTGGTATTGTATCAAGGAATTGATGCCAAGACACCGCACTCTGGATATTGAGATTCAATTGACCAAATGCTTAGATAAAGGTGCATATGGTTTTTGTGTAGCAGCTGATGGAACTACTCGTTCTTTTGTAATCGAAGTGGATAAACGACTACCTAAATTCAAAAACAAAAAAATAAATAAAAAAGGACTAGAACGATTCATTGAAACCATTTGTCATGAAATGGTTCATGTATGGCAAACTGCCACAGGTCGTATGGTTGATCGTGTATACCCAACAAAACTTGGTTCTCGCAAAATGTGGAAAACTAAAAATGGGATTTATGTGAATCATACAAACACTTCATATTCAAAACAGCCATGGGAACGTCAAGCGTATCGTATGCAAGACGGTTTACGCAAAGGTTTTTATAGGGAGTTGAAACATGGAAGACTATAAGATTAATTTATTGAATAATAGAATTGAAGCTGTGTGTAAAACACACAAACAATGTACAACTGAGTGGAGTAGAAACTACTGGTTGAATGTACTTCAATCACTAATTAGAAAAGCAAAACTTGAACATTAATCATGTATATTTGTATCTGCAAAGGTGTAACTGATACTGCAATTGGTGATGCTGTTTGTCGGGGCGCTTGTCGAATGAAAGATTTGAAAGAGTGTCTTGGAGTAAGCACGCAATGTGGTATATGTGCTGTTTATGCACAAGAAGTATTGGAACAGGAATTAATGAAACACAGTATTAAAGAAGAGAGAATTTTTATATAAAATGAGAATTGAATGGACACAGAAAAAATTTACTGACATGAAAAATGTCGAAAGAACAGCATATATTGCTACTCAAATTTTAAATGAAGATGCAGAATATGGATTGAGCTCAGAAATAAAAGTGGGGTCAATTATTCCATCTGATTCTTTGAATGTATCAAATGAGGGAGAAGGTATGAAATATTGTGCAACAAGAAAAGTTTTTGACGATCAAATACACACTCAAAACAAATACTGTAAAAAGTTGGCTGATGCTATGATATGGATTGAGGAGTATGAAAAAGATGAATAATAATTGGTGTCTTTCAGTTGTATGTGCTATTATTTCTTTAGCAATGCACTACTCTTTAATTCAGCTGTTTATATTGAGTCATGGGTAAATTTTATATATAAGCACCTTGACTTTTTACTCACATAATGGTATTATAATACTATGAATTTTTACACAAATGTTCTTCAGTATGGTAACTTTCTTTTGGTGCGTGGGGTCAAAGACGGTGTACGAAACATAAACAAAAGAGTGAAATATTCACCAACATTGTTTGCTCCTGTAGGAAAGAAAACACCATACAAAACCCTAGACGGAAAATATGTCGCAGATATTCAATTTGATACTATGCGTGAAGCAAAAGAACACATTGAAGCGTATAAGTCACAACCAAAACTAGTCTACGGTAACACTCAATACACATACAGTTATATCGCAGATGAACATAACGGTCATGTTGAGTGGGATATTGACCAGCTCATGATTGCAACTATTGATATCGAAGTCAAATCAGAGAATGGATTTCCCTCACCAACCGAAGCAAAAGAAGAACTATTATCCATTACCATCAAGAACCATCAGTCCAAGAAGATTGTGGTATGGGGTATCGGTGACTTCACAACAGAACGTAATGACGTTACCTATGTAAAGTGTGAGACTGAAGTACATCTACTCAAAGAGTTTCTAGTATTTTGGGAACGACACTATCCAGATATCATCACAGGTTGGAATACAGAGTTTTTTGACATTCCTTACATCTGTAATCGTATCGTCAGCCTATTTGGTGAGGATGAACTAAAACGATTATCGCCTTGGGGTTCGGTACGAGAACGTGAGGTGTATCAACTGGGCAGGCGTCAACAAGCATATGAGATAGCTGGTATTGCATCTCTAGACTTCATGTCATTATACCGCAAGTTTACATACACAGCACAAGAATCCTATGCTCTTAATCATATCGCAACTGTTGAACTCGGTGAACAAAAAGACGGCAATCCCTATGAGACATTCAGCGAATGGTATCAAAAAGATTATCAATCGTTTATTGAATACAACATACAGGACGTTGAGATTGTTGACCGCCTAGAGGACAAGATGAAGTTGATTGAGCTATGTCTTACTATGGCATATGATGCAAAAGTCAACTATACTGATGTGCTGGGTTCGGTAAAGTATTGGGATATTCTCATCTACAACTATCTGCGTGAAAAGAACATTGTCATACCACAAAAGGTTGCACATGAAAAAGCAGAGAAGTTTGAAGGTGCGTATGTCAAAGAACCACAGGTAGGTATGCACAAGTGGGTCATGAGTTTTGATTTGAACTCACTGTATCCCCATCTAATCATGCAGTACAACATATCACCAGAGACACTTGTTCCTAGTGAACCAGTAACAGGGCTGGTGGATAAACTGCTTGAAGGTAAAGCACGAAATGAAACTGAACATTGTATGACACCAAATGGTGCGTTCTTTCGCAAAGACAAACGTGGGTTTCTTCCAGAGATCATGGAAACCATGTACAATGACCGCACCAAATACAAGAAACTCATGCTCCAAGCATCACAAGAGTATGAGAACACCAAGAATCCAAGACTGTTGAAAGACATATCCAAGTATAACAATATTCAGATGGCTAAAAAGATATCTCTGAACTCAGCTTATGGTGCAATCGGGAATAACTATTTCCGATACTATGACTTGATGATTGCGTCAGCAATTACTACATCAGGACAACTATCTATTCGGTGGATTGAAAAATCTCTGAATATCTATTTGAATAAATTATTGGAGACAAAAAATGAGGATTACGTCATTGCTTCAGATACGGACTCAGTATACATTACTTTTGACCGATTGGTTGATAAGCTGTTTGGAGAGGGAAAAGAGACTAGAACAATTGTCAATTTCTTGGACAAGATTGCAAAAGAGAAGCTGGAACCATTTATTGAAAACAGCTATACAGCACTTGCCAAGGTAACAAACGCATACGAACAAAAGATGGTGATGGCTCGCGAGGTTATTGCAGACAAGGGTATCTGGACTGCAAAGAAACGATACATTCTCAATGTTCACGATAGTGAGGGGGTGCGATATAAAGAACCTAAACTCAAGATCATGGGCATCGAAGCAGTCAAATCATCTACTCCAAAGGTATGTCGTAACAAGATTAAAGAAGCTCTCAAGATTATTATTAACGAAGATTCAAAAGTGCTAAATACATTTATACAGGATTTTCGGAGTGACTTTATGAAACTAAAACCAGAAGAGATTGCCTACCCACGCTCAGTAAATGGGTTACAGAAGTTCTCATCATCTAATGGCATGTTTGCCAAGGGTGCGCCTATACACTGTAAGGGTGCAATACTATACAATCACCTACTCAAGACCAAGAAACTGACCAAGAAATACCCCCTGATACAAGAGGGGGATAAGATTAAATTTGTGCATCTGCGTCAGCCTAACGTGTATACCGCGAGTGCATTTTCTTTTATCACTTCCTTTCCAAAGGAACTTGACTTGAAGGACAAAATAGATTATGATACACAATTCACTAAATCATTTGTCGAACCATTGAAGTTTATATCAGAAAAGATTGATTGGTGGATAGACGATAGTTATGGGACACAGGGAACACTTGATGGATTTTTTTAAATGATACTAGAACGACAAGATGCTATATGGGTTGCTACAAAGTTGATGAATTACTTCAAAGACTTTAATCGAATTGACGATTACTTTCGGGCCCGCAAGATTGAACGTGTAAAGGATATTCCTACTTCTCTGCCAGGCATGGGGTTAGAGGATGATTTCTTTCAATCTTTTGATATGCATCCAGAAGATATGAACTTCGCCGTATCAACTATTCCAAATAAAACATGGGACACTATGTTAGAGAAGGTTGCATCATTCAGTCCAGACGATAGCCCAGGCAAAAATATGAAACTGGTTGTTAAGGAAACAACTACTAATACTATAGTTGGTTTCATTCGTTTGGGTTCTCCGTTAATCAACTCCAAGCCTCGTAATGATTACTTGGGTGGTGTACCAGACTTAACCATATTCAACAAACATGCCATAATGGGTATGGTAATCGTAGCAACGCAACCATTTGGTTATAACTATCTTGGTGGTAAACTTCTTGCTGGTATTTGTAACTCTCATGCAGTTCGTAGAATGTTGAATGAAAAGTATGATACAGAGTTCTGCTTGTTTGAGACTACGAGTCTTTATGGAAATATTAAATCATCTTCGATGTATGATGGAATGCGCCCATTCCTTAGATACAAGGGCGACACAGAATCTAAGTTTCTATTGACACTAGGTGAAGAACTCTATTTTGAATTGCGTGATTGGTTTACTGAAAAGAATGGTGGTGAAGACATCATTCACAAAGGTGCTTCCAGCCGCAAGATGAAAATTCAGACAAAGATGTTGGGTGTTGTCAAAGCAAGTCTAAAGATACATGATACAAAAGCGTATGAGTTGTTCTCAGACCAGATGGCAAAGGCAGGACAGGTTACAACTCAGAAAAGATTCTACATGGGAAACTACGGTTTCGAAAATGTACAAAATGTTCTTCTTGGTAAAACTGATAAACTAATTAAAGCAGAAAACTACGACAGGTTTGAACTTGATGAAGGCGTGGTTGCATGGTGGAAGAAACTTGCAACTAAACGATATAATAAAATGATTGCAGAGAACAGGGTTCGGACAGAACTAGAAGTCTGGGATAAAAACACAATGAATAAGATTCAAATAATACGATGATGGGAACAACGATTGGCTTTACTTGCGGCGCATTTGACTTACTACATGCTGGTCACATAGTTATGTTAGAAGAGGCAAAGTCTAACTGTGACTATCTTATTGTTGGGTTACAGACAGACCCATCTATTGATAGAGAAAATAAAAATAAACCTGTTCAAACAGT